GGCTGCCCTAGCTAAATGGAAAAAAATGAGGTTAGTTTAATTGGGGAAGTCACTCAAGAAGGTGAACTTATCTTTGTTAATTCAGAGAGTTATGTTGATAATTCTCTATATAATTTGAGAGGAAAGGAGGTATGGATAAAGGTTTCGGAGATTACTGAAAAGAGATCTTTGCAACAAAACAAACTATATTGGGGGAGTATCATCCCCCAGATAGTTGAGTTCCACAAAGAGACTCAAGGGGAAAAAATAAGCCCTCAAAAGATTCATGCTTTTTTACTTCAAAATATAGCAGAATTTGAATTGAAATCGGAAATTATTTTTGGAAAGGAATATTTTTCTTTTGAAAAAAATAGAAGTTCAGAAATGAAAACTCATGAATTTAGTGAGTACATTGAAAAGATTATAGATCATTTTAGCAAACTAGGTTTAATTTTTAATTTTAAGAAATGAAATTTTTAATATTTTCAGATTTACATATACACAAATATAAAAATCATAATGAATCTAAAAATTCTAGATTTTATGATTGCCTTAGAGTTCTAGTTGGAATATTTGAATTAGCTAGTACAACTGGAATAGATGCTATCTTATTTTGTGGGGATTTATTTGATTCACCTAAGGAATTGGACACGGAGGTAATTAATGAGACTTTTATAACATTTAAGGGTTTACTGTCTAATACAAATATACAATTTATATCTATTTCAGGAAACCATGATATAAGTACTAAAAGCTTATATGGTGAGTATATAAATTCATCACAAAAATTTTTATCAAAAGCTTTTAGTAACTTTATCTTACTTGATGATAAAAGTATAAAAATAGGGGATGTTACTATCAATGGTTTTAGATATTATGATTTTACTGAGGATTTTCTGAAAGATTATAATAGCAGAGATTTTAAAGGCAAAGTGATAAATTTAATTCATCAATCTCCAATAGGGATAAGCAATAAATTTATTCATGCTGATCTAGATATTAGCAAATTGAAAGGTATGACGTTTTGCGGTCACATCCATACTCCAGAGATTTTAGCTGATACTTTCGTTGTCGTGGGTAATCCGATTCATAGAGATAAAGGTGATTTGGATCAAGAAAAATATGTTTGGGTATATGATTCTGATACAGAAGATTTAGATACTATTCAACTTGATGGATATTTAAAATTCACAAGTGAAGAAACTGAATATACAAATGCTATAGTAGTTACTAAGCCTTTGGAAGTAGAATCGGAAAATTTTGAAATGAGCAATGATGAGGAGGGATTACTAGAATCCTATTTGAAATCTGTAAATAAACTTGATCACTTAAATTCTGGAATACAATGCTTAAATTAATATCAGTTTTAGTTGAGGGATATCGTAGTATCATAACTCCTGTAGAATTTGATTTTGATGGTCCAGGTTTATATACTATAAACGGATCAAATGGGTCTGGAAAAACTACTTTATTAGATGCTATTTATTGGGCATTCTTTGGGGAATCTTTGAAAACTCAAGATGTAGAAACAAAACTTGAATATAGATCAAAATCCTATCAAGGTACTAGAGTTTTTATTGCATTTGCAGTCAATGATAAGAACTATCAAATAGCTAGACACAGTGGATATAAATCAGATACCTTTGGGTTTAAAGGAGGAGATAAATTAATGTTATTCTTTGGAGGTGAGTTAGTTTCAGAATTAAGAGATAAAAAAGATATTCAAAAAGAGATCTTAAGCTTAATAGGTTTTTCTAAGAAGTCTTTTTTAAATTCAATTCTATTTGGGCAAAGATTAACTAAGCTACTTGAATCATCAAAGGATGATAGATCAAAAATTTTTGAGGAGTTCTTTGAATTAGACTGGATCAATGATGCAAAGGAAAAAGCTACAGTATTAAAAAATGAAAAGAATAGCGATCTTAGTAATACAAATTTTTCTTTAGATTCATTAGGCTTAAAATTAGACGCAAAGACTTCCTTAATGTTAGAACAAGTAGATCTTGCAAAGAAAGTAGATTTTGATATTAAGGAATTAAAATCGCAAATAGCAAAACTTAAGAAGCTAGGCACCTTTGATTATACTGAATTAAAAAAAGTTGAGCAAGAACTATCCGAAATAAAACTTCTTAACAATACAATTGAGGCTAATAATAGGCACTATAGAAATTCACAAAATGCTCTAGCTTCTACTATTACAAAACTAAAAAACCAGCCTGTTTCAAAATGTCCTAAATGTTCAGCCTTATTAGATGATACTACAGATAGAATTAAGGAAGCGGAAAACGATATTAAAGATCTTGAGAAGAAGATAGAAAAGACAAAAGACTATTCTGATCTAGAAAAGAAATTATACTATATCCAGAGAGAAGAAGAAAAATACAAAAAAGATTTAGAATCTAATAAAGCAATTGAATCAAACAATCAATTGATAGAATCTAAAATCAAGTTTCTAAAAGAACAAAAGACAGTTGATTTAAAGGCACTGCAAAAGGAAATAGATACTCTAAATTTAGAGATCTTACATTTGAATAGAAAGAAAGAAGAACTATCTTTAGAAATTTCAAAGCTTAGCTGGTGGTCTGGTACAGGATTTGGGGCAAATGGCTTGAAAATGTATATCATTTCTGATTTATTAAAGTATCTGAATATTTGTATCAAAAAGTATTCCTACTTAGTAGGGCTTGAAATTGAGATCTCATTAAATCTGGATAAGAGTATCAAAGTTTTTGAAACTAAGATATTCAAAAAAGATGGAGTGGAGATCTTCTACAATGAACTATCTGGTGGAGAAAAAACCAGAATTGATTTGATGGTATCATTTGGGTTGTTTGATTTAAAGCATAGACTTCAAGGAGGATGCAATGTAATGTTTTTTGATGAGGCTTTTGAAAATCTGGATGAGGAAGGAGTTTACTCAATGTTTGAATTATTGAGGGAAAAAGCAAAAACTAATGCTGTTTATATGATCACCCATAATAAGTACAGTGATATATATGGTTTAAATCAAATTCTAGTCACTAAGGAGAACAGTAATTCAATTTATGAAAAAACATACTAAGATATATCTAGAGTTCAATGATGAACCTATATGTGAATTATGTGGCAAAGTAGCAGTTGACATTCATCATATAGAATCTAGAGGTATGGGAGGATCAAATAAGAAAGATGTTTTGGAGAATTTGATGGCACTTTGTAGAAATTGTCATTTATGTTATGGGGATATAAAGAGGTTGGTAAAGGTACTGCAAAAAATTCATTTAAAGTTTTTAGAAACTAAGGAATTTTTTGATAACAATGTTTCATTTGAAAAATTAGAAAAATATGATATTGAGTCTTGATGTAGCAACAAAATGTGGTTGGGCTTTAGGAGATCTAACTACTATAGAAGCTAGTGGGGTTTGGGATTTTAGTGTAAAAAAAGATGAATCAAGTGGGATGAGACTCGTGAGATTTAAAACTAAATTACATGAAATTTTTTCCACAAGAAAAATAGAGCTTGTTACTTTTGAAAGATCGGCTGGGATGCACAAAGCTCCTATTATCATTCAAAGCGAATTACATGGAGTTTTGAAAATAGTCTGTGAGGATTTAGGAATTAAATATAAAGCCTACTCAGCTAAGGAAATTAAAAAATTTGCTACTGACAAAGGCAATTCAAATAAAAATGTTATGAAGGAAGCTTTATTTAATAAACATGGGATCCATTTAGAGGATGATAATGAGATTGATGCTATTTGGATTTTAAAATTGACGCAAAAAGATTTTGAGTATGGAATATAAATTTGAAAAACTAGAAGGGTTAAAAATTAAGAGTATAAACGATTTCAGAAAAGGTTTAAGTATTCCTTACAATTCTGTTGCTAGGGCTATAGAATCTGAGAATCTTGATTTTGTTCTTATATCTGGTAAAAAATATGTAGTTATGAATTTATTAGCT